GGCTGCTGCAGATGCTGCTGCTGCTAAGGTTGCTTCAGATGCTGCTCTTGCAGCAGAGAAGGCTGCTTCTGCTACAGCACTTGCTGCTGAGAAGGCTGCTTCTGCTAAGGCACTTGCTGATGCAAAGGTTGCACACGATGCAGTAGTTGCTAAGTTGACTGCAGATAATGCAACAGCACTTAAGTCAATCAAGGATGCTTTCAATGCACTTGCTAAGCAGTGGAATGCAAAGAATCCAAAGGCTAAGGTTAAGTACGTTAAGTAATTAATCCAACACTAAAGGGGTTGCCAATTATGGTAGCCCCTTTTTTGTGCAATAAAATGGTATAATCATCCTATCAGACATCATGTCTGCAAGGGGGAAAGGTAATTAAAAAACTAATACGAATAGCAGCAGCCACATTGTTAGCATTTGGCTGGCTTATTATCTCCCCAGAAGGTGCACACTCTGATGACCCCCTCACAGTTGCAGCCCAAGAAATACAAGATCTTAACGATAGCATAGACGACCTTGGATACCAAGATGAATTTATATCATTAATTGAAGAGGCAGAAGAGAAATATGATCTTGCCGTATCTGCAAAAGAAACCCAGACTCAAGCCTCAGATCTATATGACGATGCCCTAGACGCAGAAACCACGGCACTTGAAGAAAAAGACCTAGCCCAATCAGCAGTAGATGGACAAACAGCAACAGTAGCCACTGCTTTAACTAATAAGAATGATGCCTACGATGCCCTTGGTATAGCCAATATCAATCTCCAAACAGCCCAACAAGCCTTAAATAGTGCTGGTGGTACTGGGCTTTCTTACACAGTTTATAACTTATTAAGAAATGGAAATACAGCCGTCACTGGATCTGTAATATGTACTGGCACATGGAACTCAAACTCTATGCAACTCCCAGTATGTGGAAATAGATATGAAAACTTTATAGTTAATTTTAGTGGTCGGATTACAGTACCTTCATGGTTTACACAAACATATTTTGCAGGTTATACAGATGATGGTTTTAGAATGTATGTCGATGGCCAACTTGCTGTTGACAACTGGGTAGAGCAAGGAACAACTTGGAGTGATTACTCTCCCGTATATGATGTTAGTGAAGACAAAACTTTAGATGTAGAAATATGGTGGTACAACGGTGGAGGACCAGGATCCTACCATCTTGGATGGGGTATTCCTGGAGGATGGACTGGTGCAGGTTGTGACTATGCTGGAAATCCAAGAGTATGGGGACAAAACTTTAGTTGTAATTTAAATACATTCTCATCTGGACCTGGAGCAACTCAGGAACAAACCAACGATTACAACAACGCCCTTGCTGCAAGAAACTCAGCCCAAGATGTATACAATGATAAATTAAATGTTTATAATCAATCAGTCTCAACATTAAATGCAAACAATCAAACACTAACTAATAAAACAAATGAATATAATAATTCAGTTTTAAATGTTGCAACAGCATTACAGAATAAAAATAATGCAATCAGCGCATACAATCAAGCAATTAGTAATGTTAATAGTGCAATTGATGACGCATGGCGTTACTATGATGAGCAATCACAAAGAGAACTTAATGCTGCTATTGCACAAGCAGCAGCCAATGCTGCAGCCAATCAGCCTACACCAGAACCAAGTCCTGAGCCAACTGCTGATGAACCACCTACTCCTGAGCCTTCCCCAGAACCAACTGCTGATGAACCACCAACACCAGAACCAAGTCCTGAACCTACAGCAGAAGAGCCTCCAACCCCAGAGCCCTCTCCAGAGCCTACAGTAGACCCTACAGACCAGCCTACACCTGAGCCTACCCCAGAGGAACCACCTACCCCTGAACCAACTCCAGAACCAACTGAAGAGCCTGCACCAGAACCTTCACCAGAACCTGGACCAGATCCAGAACCTGAAGAGAACCCATGGACTGAACCAGATGTAGAAATTACTGATGAGGTTTTAGCAGCACTTGTTCCTGAGAAAGGTACGGGAACCTCAGAAGATTTATCTGGAGTTATTGCTAACCTTACAAGTAAAGATAATAAGTTAGTTACTCTTTCTGCAGAACAGATCACAGCAGTAAGTCAAACCCTTAGAGCATTGACACAAGAAGCAAAAGCAGAGGTAGCAAGTGATCTTGGTATCAAGCCTTCAGAAGTTGCACAGATTGCTGAGCAGATAAAGTCTAACCCAGCACTTGCAGAAGCATTTGTTGAGTTCACAGATAGAGCGGGTGAGGCAGGAGAAACCCCAATGCCATTTACATTAGCAGATGCAGTAACAGAAGTACAAACAGAAGCATTCCTAGCAGACCCACTTGGAGCAATATTTGAAGTGGATGTTACAGAACTCCTATCCAATTTCTCTGAGTTGGGTATGGACATGACAGACGATCAGAGAGAAAAAGCCCAGGAAGTCATTATCCCAGTAATCATTGTTTCACAGATTGCAAATGTAATGATTGGGATGAGGAGGTAAAAATGAAAATAATCAAAAAGGTTGTGAAGGGATTCTTCACATGGCTTAAAGATGCAGGGGTGGAAGTGATTGCACAAGCCTTTACTCTCCTTGGCTTCTTCATCGCATGGCTAACTTTGACGGGATCAGCAAGAGATATTGTTGGTATTGCAGTACTTGCAACAACAGTAATCTGGCTAATTACAATCCCACTAAGAAAGGAGGACTAAATATGGCAACTAAAAAGGTAGTAGAGCCTCCTAAAAAGGAGCACCCACAAAAGGCAATAACTAATATCTTGATGCGTATAGTAGCAGTGTTTGCTGCTTCTGGTCTATCAGTACTTGGTGCTGGAGCAGTAGTTGGAATTGACACAGTTCAGGCAGTATTCTTAGCAGGACTATTAGGCGTAGCAACAGTCATTGAAAGACTGGCAAGGGCTTTTTTGGACGATGGAAAACTCACATTGGCAGAGATCAATGATGCGTTTAAGACGGTAGACAAAAAGGCTAATTAGTCATTATTGACCCTAGTTGACAGCCCTCTCTAGGCAATGGTATACTTAAGTATCACCTATCTGGAGAGGGCTTTGTCATGACCTGTATTGTTGCTTTGCGCCACGAAGACAAAATTTATATGGCTGGAGATCGTGGAGCATCAGATGATGGAGTTATTCTTTCACTTGAGTCCCCAAAAGTTTGGAAGGTTGGTCCCTATCTAATTGGATATGCTGGGTCAATGGACGGGGATCGAATTAGACACAACTTTAGACCATCAGCCCCTAACATTAAAGATACAGATAAGTTTATGCATACAAAGTTTATCAAAGAACTTCGTGAATTTTACAACGAGTTCTGGATTGATACATCCAAAGAAGGAGAACTCAGTTTGATAATTGGTATTCGTGGTGAAATTTATGAGCACAGTTCTGGAGACATGTCTTTATCTAAATACTCATTACCATATGTTTCTATTGGCTCTGGATCAGAGTATGCTTACGGTGTTTTATATGCAACGGATAAGCAAAAAAATGCAAGGAATAGAGTAAACCAAGCAGTCAGTGCAGCAATTAAATTTAACCCATCATGCATGGGTCCAGTTGACATCATAAGCGCTTAGGAGTATACTTAGTATATGAACGAAGAATTTGAAGAAATCCTTAAGGACATTCAAAATATGGAGTCAGATTTTGATGAGTTTGAGATCTGGCTTGAAAACGGAATTGAGCGGGGATGGATAACAGAGCCGTTCTGTAACACTCATGATGGAGATCCCTACATGACAGAAGAAGAACAACAAGAATGGGAAGAGGGCGGAGACCCTTGCCAAGTAGTTTTAAAAATCAAACAATAACAACAACAAGGAGTAACAAAATGAAGAAAGCACTACTAGCACTATTATCAATTGCAATTGCATTTACAGCAATGCAGCCATCACAAGCACAAGATCAAAAGGTCTTAGCAATCATCGATTCAGCAGTTGATTCCAACAAGATTCCTTCAGTAATTTATGAGGCATGCTTTACAACCAATCTTTCATGTCCAAACAAAACAAACACTATGGAAGGCAAGGGGTCTGCAAATTCAAATGTCTGGCCTTCATCAATTGTTAACTCTATTTATCATGGTCACAACATGACTCAGGCTGCACTTACAGTAGATCCAAGCATCAAGATCGTCTTTGTTAGAGTCGCCAATGTTACAAGTTCTGGGAACATTCTTCAAGATACAAAGTCTTTGCGTTCCGCAATTGATTGGGTATCAAAGAACGCTGAAAAGTATAGCATTGATGCAGTTTCAGTTAGTTTGTCTTCTATTTCTAAAAACAATCTAAATGAATGTACAACAGACTCTGTTGTTATGGGAGCAGTGTCTTCCCTTAATTCAAAAAATATTCCAACCTTTGCAGCAACTGGAAATGATGGCTCTTTAAATGTTGTTGGATATCCATCATGCGTTTCTGGAGTTATTGGCGTAGGCGCATCTTGGTTTGATACTAAGACCAAGTCTCATATTTTTGCAAAGTCTACAAACCGTGGTCCTGGTCTTGATGTCCTTGGAGTTGCAGAAGCCTTGATTGTAAGATATCATGGAACGACTGCAGACACATCTGGAACTTCTGGAGCAACAGTTCTTGCAGCAGCAAAGTATGTTTCTAAAAATACATACAAAACTTTTGGAGAATATGTATCATCTCTTCCAAAAGTACTAGACTATCCATATAACGGCAAGTAGTTTTAGGTCCTGGGCATGACTCAAAACTGCCTCAATGCCCTATAACTCAGATGGTAGAGTGCCGAACTGTTAATTCGGATGTCCCTGGATCGAGGCCAGGTGGGGCAGCATGATATAATTATATAGTCATACCTACAAGGAGGAATACCATGGCAGCAAAAGGATCAGTAGAAGCAATCATTGAGGTTGCAAAGAAAGAAGTGGGCACAATTGAAGGCCCAAAAGATAATGAAACAAAGTACGGGGCATGGATGAAGGTTAACTTCCAGCCATGGTGCCAGTCATTCGTTTCGTGGTGTGCATTTACTTCTGGAGTAAAGTCATTTCCTAAGTCTGCATCAACAGTAGCAGCAGCAGATTGGTTTAAGAAGGCTGAGCGCTGGTCAGATGCTCGCAATGATGATCCACAAGCAGGAGACTGGATTTATTTTGATTTCCCAGAAGATGGCGTAAATCGTATTTCACATGTTGGTCTTTGCATTAAGAACAACGGTGATGGAACTATTCAAGTTATTGAAGGAAACACTTCAGGAACTGCAAAAGGAGACCAGCGCAACGGAGGAATGTGCGTTGAGAAAACTCGTGGGTATGTAAAGAACAACAAGAAGAAGTTGGTTAATGCTGTTGTTGGTTGGGGTCGTCCAGTTTATACTGGTGAAGAAAATGCTCCACTACTAAATAAGATCGTTGCATCTGCAACTACTGCAGCACCAGTTAAAAAAGCAGCACCAAAAGAAATTAAGCCAACAGCAAAGAAATCTTCTGGTGGCGGAGGAAAGGGTCCCGTGGCCCTATAATGGAATCAACCAAAAGATCCTTAATGAAATCAATTAGTTTTGTAGTATTTCATGTAACTGTTGCTACATTAATATTTTCTGCAGCAGTATTTGCCATTACTGGCAAATGGGAATATGAGTATTTTAAGCCAATTAGTTTAGCATTTGTGACATATATTGGTTGGGAATTGGTATCCTATTATTGGCATGAAAGAATTTGGAACATTGTCCCTAAACTTAGAAGGATAAAATAATGCGTATTAAAATTATTCGTTTTGTTGTAAAAACACTTGGATATGAATGGGGTGGAGATAATCTCAATGCACCAGTCTGGACAGTAAAAGCAAAAAAGAAGAAGTAACACATGGCACTGTACGAATATGACTGCATGCCATGTGCACGAAGGTATACAAAGGAAAGATCTATTAAAGATAGTGATCCTGGGTATCAGTGTGAGACTTGTAATACTTCTTTGGTTCGTGTATACTCTAATGTAGGAGCAGTTTTCAACGGTAGTGGATTTTACTCCACTGATAACAGAAAGAAATAGGCAGTATACTATGAGTACTATGATTGATGCACCTGTAGAAGTTAAAGAGTGGGTTCTTAAGGCAAGCGACAGATGTGATGCATGTGCAGCACAGGCCTTGGTTCAGGTTACGGGATTAAACGGCGACCTGCTTTTTTGTGGACATCATTACAATAAGATTATGTCAAACAAAGAAGGCTATGAAAAAATGATGAAGTTTGCAATCACTGTTACTGACGAACGAGAAAAGTTAGTTTAAGTGATAAAGTTTCACTACATGTTTAGAGGAAATCCCTTAGACGCTAAAGACTTAAGGGATCTTTCTTTTCAGTTAGAGTCTTTTGGGTATGAGTCCGTTCTCCTGACTTTTCATTCAGACTCTCCAGACTACCTTGTAAAAAGTGCAGCAGCACTTGTTCCAGGACAAAAGTTAAAGTACATGGTTGCCTTACGGCCATACCATATAAGTCCACAATATTGTGCTATGGTGACAGAGGCTTTTAATCAAATAGAACCTGGTAGATTAATTTTTAACTGGATTGCTGGAGATGAAAAGAGTACTGCTGGAGAAAAGCCACAAATGGATGTTTACGGGGATACAGAAGCACTAGACAGCATTGTAAAAAGAACAACATTTTTAAGAAATTTTATCAAACAGTATAATGAAATGCCAGTGATAAGTAAAAAGCCAGAAATGGTGTTTAGTGGTTTTTCAGAGTATACAATAGAGACCGCTAGGATGTTCTCTGAAACCTCTCTATCAGTTATTGATGACTACAAGAATAATATGGATAGGTTTAAAGGAATAAAAAAAATAATGGTTATGGCTACACCTGTTATACTAGAAACAGAAAAAGAAGTTGAAGACTATAAAGAATATTTATTTAAAAAAAGTTCTAGATTCTTAGATATGTCTACAATTGGTACAAGAGATAGCGTAAAAAAACAACTTCTTGAACTTGAAAAATATGGAATATCAGATGTTCTTATCAATACTCATAGGTGGGATTTGTTTGGAAAAGATAGCCCGTTAAAAGACAAAGATGATATTTTAATTAATGATTTAATTAAAGAAATAAACACAGAGATAGGTAAAAAATGATTATTCAGATTATTGGTCTGCCAGGTGCAGGCAAGACAGAGTTAGCCAAGGCACTCAAAGAAAGAATTAATGCTATTCATCTTAATGCAGATGAGGTTCGTGCAACTGTGAATTCAGATTTAGGCTTTAGTCCTGAAGATAGAATTGAGCAGGCAAGACGCATGGGAGATATGGCAAGACTTATTGCTAAGCAAGGAGTTGCTCCAGTAATCGTTGACTTTGTGTGCCCAACAGATTTAACCCGTGCAGCATTTGGCAATCCAGACATTTTAATCTGGGTAGATAGAATTGAGTCTGGAAGATTTGAAGACACTAATAAGATGTGGGAAGATCCAGAGTCCTGCGATATCAGAATCCCCTGTGGGATGACTGTAGAAGAAGAGGCTGACCTTATCATTGCTGCTTGTCAGTTACACGACTGGACAGCCCCTACAACCCTTATGCTGGGTAGGTATCAGCCTTGGCACGAAGGCCACCACGCCCTTTACAAAGAGGCAGGGAAGAGAACAGAACAGGTACTACTTGGAGTACGCAATACATACAACACAAGCGAGAAAGACCCACTCACTTTTGATCAGGTAAAGGGTTATATCGCTAAGGATGATTTTATGGATGGTGCATTAGTACTAAGACTACCTAACATTACCAACATTGTTTATGGTCGTGATGTAGGATATAAGATTGAACAAGTAGACTTGGGGGCAGATATTCATGCTATTTCGGCTACTGAAAAACGCAAGCAAATGGGTATTTAATTACTTAGAAGAATCTGGTCGTTTGATGAACGAAGCAGAAGAGCGAATGATGTTTAGGAGTAAAGATGAGCGTAAAGAAAAGTAGATCTCTTGCTAAGTCTCTGACATGGAGAGTTGTTGCTTTGTTAACAACATTCATAACATTGTACGCACTCAGCAAAGATATAAACATGGCAACACTTGCAACTATTATAACTAATGGTGTTAACTTTGTTGCTTACTACTACCACGAAAGAATCTGGAACTCTGTATCTTGGGGTAAAGAATGAAAGTAACAAAGGCAAGATCTTTTGCTAAGGCACTAAGTTATCGCATATGGGGAACACTTTCATCCGTTGCTGTTGCCTATGTCATTACAAAGAATGCTACCTTGTCTATTACAATTGCTTTTTGGGAAACGGTAGTTAAAATATTTATTTACTACGCACATGAGCGTGGATGGAACTATATACAATGGGGGAGAAAATAATGTATGAATACTATGTAAGAAAAGTAGAGAATGTTGTAGATGGAGATACCATTGATGTTCTTATTGATTTAGGGTTTGATATTTTATTTCAATCCCGTGTAAGATTGGCTGGAATAGATACACCAGAGTCTCGTACAAAAGATCTTAAAGAAAAGGCACTTGGGCTTGAGTCTAAGGAATATCTAAAGAAGCATCTAAAAGATGCCAAGTCTGTAATTATTAAGACTGAAAAGATGGACTCGTCTGAGAAGTATGGGCGTATCCTTGGCTGGGTCTATATTAATGGTGACACAGAATCTCTTAATGATAAGATGATTAATGATGGCTATGCGTGGGGATACTTGGGAGATACAAAGGTAAAGGACTTTGATGAACTTGCAAAAGCAAGAAAGAAGTCTGGAGTATGATTACAAAAAACATTTTAGAAAAAAATATATACTATTATGAAAATGTTATAGAGAATCCAGATAAATTAATTCATGATATAGAAAAAATAGATTATGCATTAACAGAAGAAACAGGTATCTCTAAATGGTCTGACTGGTCAGCGTACCAGTCTAATTATTTATTTGGTAAGCAAAAGATGATAAGAGAAGATTTTTTCAACAAAGATCATGAAGCCTACGCTGAGTGCAGAGATATTCAGAAAAAACTTATTGATGCTATTCTTTATTCATCAAAAGACTATGAGTCATCACATCCTGGTCTAAGTATTGGGATGCTTTGTCCAATATCAATAAGCAAGTATTCTGTTGGAGGCTATATGGGTAAACATGTAGACACCTACGATGGAGATGAGTCAAAAACTATTTCTGTGGTTCTTTATCTAAACGATAACTACACTGGTGGCGAGATTGAGTTTGAAGACCAAGACATTTTTGTAAAACCAACTGCTGGAAGCATAATTGTTTTCCCATCAAGCAAACCTTATTTTCATGCTTCAAAGCCAATTCTTTCAGGAGAAAAATATATTGTTCCAGGATTTTGGGACAACACACTTAAGCCTAGAAATGGATCAAAAAATGGATGAGTTTGACGAAATAGATAGGCTAATACTCAATGGTAGCCTAGAGGTTGCAGGCATAGACATTGAAACTGGAGAGCCTTTATATAACTTTACAGAAAAAATAATTGAAGCAAATCCAGAACTTCATAAAGAGATGTCAACATATTTTTCTAACAAAACAATGTCATTGTGGAGTGAAGGATTTTTAGACATGGATGTAACGGAAAAAAATCCAATGGTCAGCCTCACACCAAAGGCATTAGATGAGCAAGAGGTTGCAAAACTAACTAAAGATAAGCAGTACACGCTAAAAGAGATTATGCGTGTTATTGGTTTAGATAGGTAGTATAATTGTTGTGGAGGAATACTATGGAATATTTTCTTGGATCTGCAATAACCATGATAGCCATGTTTGTAACAACACGGCTGATTTCTTCTCAAAAAATAAATATGAAAAAGAATGATTTTGTATATAGACAAAGCCATATATATGAAATTATTGCTCCACTAATACCAGATATAAGGTCGTATAAAAAAGAAATAGTCAGACAGTCCAGCAAGCAAGAAGAAAAGACAAACATTAAGGTTGTTATTTTTGATGACAAGGCTTATTTTGTTAAGGATGCAACATTCTATTGTGCAGAAATGTACGGGACAGAGATAGATGGAGCCAATGCAGCCGTAGTTGACACGATGGGTATGGATAAGGTACAATTAGATAAGATGCTGTTTATAATGGATCAACTTAGAGATGGGAAGAAAAATGATAGTGGGGATTCAGGGAACTAGTAGTTTTGATGACTACCAGGTTTTTCTTAGAGCCATGGCAGTTACAATGTCTTCTTTAAAAGAAGAGGATCCGTATTTCTATCTTTATTCTGCAGGACCAGCAAACATTAACTTAATGGTTATGGAGTTTGCTAATCTATCAGAACGAGGGCTAAAGGCTCGTGGCAAAAGCATTAAATACAAGGCTGTACCACCTTCGTGGATTACAGAAAACATTTCAGACATAAACTACTTTGCTTTTTTAAGTAAAGAAAAAGAACAAGTTTCAAAACTTGTTGACGATGCAAAAACAAATAATGTCGAATACGGCATTTTTAGGTACTAGGAGAGAACAATGGAAATCAAATCATTAGAACAAATGGAAACAATTGTTAAAAAGAACAAGGCTTTGATCTGGGACGGGTGGACAGTAGTAAATTCTTATCCTTCTGAGAAGGGTAGAACATCCCCACAGGGAGCATTTGTGGATGGTAAGTGGCATCTGCAGCGTCGTTTTGTACCTTCTAAGAATGGATGGGATATACCAGATAAGTTTGTGAGTTAATATGCCAAAACATGAGTGGAAAGACGATGCTTTATGTTTAGACTATGACACAAACATATTCTTTGAAAAGTATGAGGATGATGAACTCTTAAGACCTGCAGTAGACAAACTTTGTTCTATGTGTCCAGTGTCTAAGATGTGCTTTGCTGTTGGTGTTTCACAAAAAGAGTGGGGTATCTGGGGCGGGGTATACCTTGAAAGCGGACAGATATCTAAAGAGTTCTCTAAGCATAAGTCTAAAACAGACTGGGCAAATACTTGGCAGAGATTGACAACGGAGCAATAGTATGTATACAGACTCAATGAGAAAAGCATTCAGATCATTAAGAGGCCCAAAAGGTTTTCAACTACAGATAGTAGATCACGATCACTTTTTAACAGTAAAAGCAAGTGAAAAAGAATTCATGAGCCTGTCTGGGGAAGAAAGAAAAGAAGCGGTAGAATATATGATCCGTGCAAAAAAAGCCCTAGAAGAAAATGGTGCAATCGTAATGTTAGTTAGAGAGGGTGGAAAAGAAGAATGATAGAGTTAGTTTCATTTTCTATTTTTATTATTTTGTTTTTTATGTTAATCTTTAATAATGTTAGACTAAATATAAGATTGTCTGAGGTTAGACTTGAAGTTATAAAGGCTTACCTAGAAAAAACAATTGTATCTGAAAAGTTAGTACAGATGTCTGAAGAAAAAAACAATAAAAATGAGGACTCATCTGAGGCGTTTTTAAAATTTATTTCAGACTCCAGAGACTGGGCATACCAATACATAGACGATGTCCAAGAAGGATTAAATAAGTTTGTTACTGATATTGAGCCTGAGATTGCCTACTTTGACGAATATGGTATAGTAGGATCAGCATTTCCACACTACCACTCAATGAAGAAAATTTCTGAGGCATATAAGGAATTAAAGAAACTACTACCAGAAGACTATGATAAAATAGAGTAATGATAGTACTTAAATCAACTAAAAATCTTAACATGTTTATATGTGAAGAAGAGTTGTGTCAAGACGAAAGTACAAGGGTTTGGGCAAGTTCTGAGAGTAGGATAGCAGACCTTTGCGACTTTCATTATTCTGAGGCAAACAAGCCATGAATTTTTTTTGGTTTGAAAGATCAAACTCTTACGATATAAAAGAAATATCTTTAGAGTTAGAAGATTCTGGTTTTTATGGAGTTCTTTTAGTGTATTCTTTTTACAGTGACGATCAATTTGTAAAAATAGCGAATGCAATAGATGTAAATAAAAAAATAAAATACATGGTTGCAATAAGACCTCATGTTATTTCTCCACAATACCTATCTATGATAAATAATTCATTTCAAAAAATATCAGAAAACAGGATAATAATTAATTTTATAACTGGGTGGATATCAGAATACGATAAGCAGGTAGGTGGAATTCAGGGAAATATAAATGACCTATCTTCAAACCTAGAAAGATCTGAAAACTTAGTAGAATATCTAAAGGTTTTAAAAAATACTGCTGGAGAAACACCAAACTTTTATGTTTCTGTTACTAATCCTGTTTTACTAGAAAAGGTTTCTGGAGATAAAGTAATCATCCCATATCAGTCATACAGACAAAACAATTTTAATATTAATGATCCAAGCAAGATAATGATATACATATCTCCAGTAATAAGAAAAACAAAAGAAGAACTTGTCCCATTAATAGAAAAAAATACAAGAAGCGATATCCAGCACTTTACCTTTGAAGAGTTTGAGTCATTATTAAATGAATTAAAAAATAAAAATATAAGCAATATTTTAATGGATGAAGCAGAACCCAATGACTATATAGAAAAAAAGCATATACTAAGTTTTGTTAGTTACTTTACTAACAAAGAAACAAATATCCTAGGAGGAAAACAATGAATAAACAAATCAAAAACGCACTAGCGTCATATGGAAGATCGGTACTTGGAGCAGCAACAGCAATGTATGCTTCTGGTGTAACAGATCCACAGACACTGGCATACTCACTACTTGGAGCACTCGTGCCCGTAGTATTAAGAGCAGCCAACCCTAATGACTTGGCATTTGGAAAGATGCCATCAGTAGATGAGGTAGACAAGGCTGTTAAGTCGGCCAAGGTAGTAAAGAAGACCGCTAAGAAGGCTCCTGCAAAGAAGTCATCTGGTGGAGGAAAGACTAACCAAGTAAAGTAATCTTTCTTTAGATTAACAGGCTTGTTATTTGACAGGCCTGTTTTTCTATGTTATAATATTAGTGCCTGCCCAAAATGGGGGGTAAATTAACTTATTCGCTTGAAAGGGGAATAAAATGGTAGTAGAAACAATGCTGGGTCTTTTAGATGACCCATTCTTTAATCGATTCAATCAAACAGTCAGAACAACACAAAACAACTATCCACCCTATAATGTAATTAGTGTGGGAGATGAGATATTCATCTTGGAGTTTGCCCTAGCAGGGTTTGACAAGAGTGAGGTATCGATTGTAGTAGAAAACAATCAACTAAAGGTCAGTGGTCAAAGATCTGAGGTTGAAGAGGATGAATCAGTAAAGTTCCTTCATAAGGGAATTGCTGCAAGAAAGTTCTCAACTGTATTTAACTTGCCAGAATATATGGAAGTTGAATCAGCACTATTCTCAAACGGTATACTAGAGGTAACTTTAGAAAAGCATATGCCTGAAGAGAAAAAGCCAAAAACTATTGAAATTCAGTAGTATAATAGATAACATTCCGATATAAGACTTTAAAAGGTTTTACAACGGATGCTCCTATGAGTGGAGAGTTAGCAGAAGTTGAATCTTCGTGGCTAATAGACCTGAGCAGTCGTCTATAAACTGCTCATTTCCTATGCTACAATATAAATGTCCCCACACAGGACCTTAGTGATGGATTAGTTACCCATTGGATAGAGACCGTGGCGCAAGTCAGGTGAATTGCCTGTGTGGGGCCTTAATATTTTCACGGTATAATGATAGCAATGACTGACAAAGAGTTAGACCATTATAATAAGCAGCAGTATAAAAAGATGCTTGCTAAGATAAAAGAGGATTCTGGCTGTGTAGACTGTGGTATTGGTAACCACATAATTTTAGACTTTGATCACATAAGAGACAAGAAATATAATGTTTCAAGAATGATTCATGATGGGTTTTCCTGGAAGGCTATTAAAAAAGAAATAGAAAAGTGCGAAGTAGTTTGCGCTAATTGTCACAGGATAAGAACACATAAAAGACTCAACGGGCAGTAGTCTTTTGCTTAACTATCTTGTCCACCAAGATAGACTATATCTTTCGGTATTCTTTACTTCGTTTACCCCATGCTCATATTCTTTATTTCCTGGGTGCATTACAAGAGATAAAGGCTTTGGCTTAATGGATAGGCCCTTTTGAGGATAGAATATTTCTCCACCCTCATAATCATCATTTAAATAAACAACAAATCCATGAGTGATTATTCTCTCTCTTGGATTGTATTGAGGATGATCTGGGTGAATTTCGTCTGTATGTACTCCAAGACCTGGACCAATTCTTCTAGAAACAGAGTTTATTGGTAGATAATAAAATTCAGAAATTCCATACTCACTAGAAAATATTGGTTTTGATCTATCCTGAAGCATCGACATAAAGGCTACATATTCTTGATACTTTTCTTTAAGATTGGAGGGATCAAGCCTCAGTTGGTTTCCATACCATTCTTTTAGCCCAGACCCATCGTTAGATCCTTCCCAAAGTTTTGGGTCTTCTGTTGCCAGAGCAAGCACATAGTCTGCTTCAGCCTGTGTTAAAAAATCTTCAACTACTACAATTTCATTGTCAAATGGTCTAATTATATTCATAGAACCATTATACACTATATAGTATTATGGTATACTTGTTATATGTTAAAAGAAGGTGACTTTGTTATGGGATCAACCTCTGAGGGGTTTGTACATGGCGTTATAGAGCACATTATGACTGAGGGTGGGACACTTGGTACACCTGGGTCAGAATATGCTTTGGTTTCAATGCCACCAGAAAATCCAGCAATGTCTGTTAGAATTTACGAAGAAGAAGACGGTACATGGGAAGCAACTGCATATAGCATTGGCATGATGTACAAGGATGCGGAGAAAGCAGATATGAATAATCACTCAATGGATTCAGAAGTTGCTATGGCTATGTATGACTCATCAATTGGAAAGGCTAATCCGTGCTGGGAAGGCTATGTACAAAGAGGGATGAAGCCAGGAGCAGATGGTAACCCAGTTCCTAACTGCATTCCTGTTACAAAAACAGAATCAATCTTCTTTTCAGCAAAAGATTATTCAAAGCAAACAAGAGTTACTAACTTATTTAAGGACTAATTATGCCAAAGAAAAAAGCAGCAGCGTTTAATCCAGTTCAGATCAAAGATGGATGGATTGTTAGATTATATAAAGATGGTCGCATTAAGTCTAAGATTGCACCATACGAAGCAAAGCATCCTAAAAAGTAAAGCACCCCTGGCAGGAATCGAACCTGCGACAAACGGATTAGAAGTCCGCTACTCTTCCGCTGAGTTACAGAGGTATTGTATCTCCAACGGAATTCGAATCCGTGTTGCTGCCGTGAAAGGGCAGAGTCCTAGGCCACTAGACGATGGAGACTTGGTACATCTGGAAGGACTTGAACCTTCGGCTCTCTGCATATAAGGCAGGTACTCTAACCAACTGAGTTACAGATGTGTAGTACACCAGGTAGGACTTGAACCTACGATAGCCGAATTATGAGTTCGGTGCCTTAACCAACTTGGCTACTGGTGCTAGAACCTATTTGATTAATATGCCAAGAAGCATTCCAATAATAAAAGAACCAAGACCGACTGTCCAATGATAGTATGTCTTCATGTGTTCTTTGATGATGTAGTGCTTTAAGTCTTTTGATATTTTATTAAACTCTTTGTTGTATTCCATATAATAAGTATATCAAAAAGAATTGCTATTGTCAATTCTTGTCTGTGTTTTTTAAATTATGATCGTCTTTTGTTTTATTTGCAGGATCTTTGATTATCTTGTCATTGTGAGTACCATCACAATACGGGTATATTTTTGATCTACCACATGTACACTGCTTCATTGTTTAGTACTTATTGTTTTCATAAAAATCTTTTGTCTTAATAAATCCAACGACAACATATCTCATTGGCCCATCCTTAACAAAATTTACACCATGATGAAACTCTTCTGAACCTGGAAATATTACCAATGTTCCTGGTTTTGGTTTTAGTGTTACATTAATTTTATCAAAGAATAGTTCTCCACCAATATAGTCATCATTTAAATACAGTATTGCAGCATACTGAATAGATGGGTCTGTGTCCTGGTCTGTATGGGCATACAGTTGAACACCAGAGTACATTCTTTGTAATATGTTAGTTCCATTTACTATTAGATTTGGATCTGCCATTTTAATAATTTCAACTATTTTATCATCTATCTTTTTTGTAACAGGATGATCTGAAATGGCAAGATTTTTATCTGTCCAATTCTTGGTAATTTGTAGTTTTCCTTCAGCAACAAGATTGTCTATGTCGTCTCTTCCATGTTTAAGTTTTGCAAATGCTTTTAAATTATTTAGATAAATTTGTCCCCACTGATCCTCAGTAGTAGAATTAATAACATCAAACAAACTGTCTATATCTTCTTTAGATATAAAGTTATCTATTGAGAGTATGCCTTCTGACACTTCCTCAAACTTTATTCCAAGTTCAGTTAACTCTTTAGAAAAAAATGTGCTCATATACTAATCATACCACATATTGAAATATTAGGATTTATCTCCATCCCATGTTCCTATCTTGGTTGTAGAGATTCCATAATCCTCCCAGAGCCTAATAACATTTGGATTATCATCTACAGCATGCACCACATCCCAATGTTTTTTAATATTAAGCAATATGTCTTTTTTAACTTCGTAGTCTGGCCTATTATCATCATCGCTACGCATATAAAGTGCATGATGCCCAATGTCATTTTTAGCAAGCCAGAGAGAGGTTAGTCCACGCCATTTCTCTTTCCTTGATGTAACAATAAGGATATGCATCTGATCAAAGAAGGCTTCATTCACCATTTGAATTACTTGAAAATTTGGCAGGGCATCAATAGAAGCCTCATGAAAAGCATTATAGTCCCTATTAGAGCCACGAACAAGGTGGAGATAGGGATCTACATTGGCTAATGTTCCATCTACATCAAATATGTATGCTCTAGGCTTAATCTTGGTCAACCTTATATGTCATTATAAAGTAGCATAGTGAATACCCAACAATAATACATGCTGGAATTAAAAACAAAATCTCAATCATTCGAAGTCCTCCTGTCTTTCAAACATTGTTGTCATGTAGTTGTGTTTTCCTCTTGCCACCTTTGCAGCAAGAATTCTCATACCAATTGCGTTAGTTACTGACTCTTCAACTGGAATTGCTTCAATATCTCTTGCAATTTCTTCTCTTAAAGCCATTTCGTCTAAACTCATAGTTTAGCAACCAACTTAGATGCCATTTTAAGTCCCTTGACTAGCCCATCATGGTAGTCTTGATTCTTAATGACCTTGGTAGTGTCCCAAATGCGATATGATTCTTGATCTAGTAGTTTTGCTATCTCTTGGTTTGTCATATTTCTATTATACAGTTAATTCCTATGTTTGTCAAATAAAAAGATTTTTATTATCTTTAACAAAATTAACTATCTTAATTCTATATTCTTCAGGCCAATAGCAATAAAACATTATGCCTTCAATTCCATCTAACTTTAACTCATTAATTATTTCTTTTAGTTCTAGAGTAGTTGTTAATCTTATATCAGATCCGAGTTCCTTGCTATGCTTTAATTTATTAAACTTTTCTTCATCATCTTCTATTAGTGGAAAAATAGATAAGACTCTTGGTTTAGATATTTTTTTGTACTTAGCAACTTCAATATGTGACTGGTATGCTGCAAAACTGTAGTCTCCATAGTTTTCAACAAGTGTATTCATGTCATCGCCTTTACCAGATATGCATATCTTTGTGTCTATATTAAACTTTTTACAAAAATCAAAAAAGATTGGTATATAGTTTTTTAAATATTCTCTTCTTTCATAAAGGCTAGATGTGTCATTTATCTCACCTATAATTCCGCCCATACTTTTTTCTTCATCTAAAATTTGTCCTGAAACAAAATTAATCCAAACCCTGCCAGTATCTATAGAGTTTAATGACTTAATTATCATTGCAAGATTTTGTGGAGAAATTGTATACGGTCTAACTGCGACAATATATGTAACCTTTTGATCCTTTTTAAGTGATCTCGCTATCTGTACGAAATAGTCTCCAACATCAGCACCATATGGTAAAAGAATACCATTAAATCCAGACTCTTCTAACTCTAGAGAAATCTCAGAAAGATTATTGTTTCTGGTTCTTCCAAACCAGTAAACATTCATTTATTTACCTTAACAATATAATAGGTTCCCCACCACTCATATGGCTTATTAAGATACTTCCACATTTTTGCGTGGTATTTATAAGCAAAGCCATGCTTACCATCTTCATCATAATCAAAACACTTAACTAAATGATTACCAGCATAGCCACCAAGAAAATTACCTATCCATCGTAATGGTAAGATTCTAGTCTTCTGAATTTTCTTTGAGTTGCTGAGGAATCCATCGAATTCTTCCATCTACATATATCCTTTCATATCCAAGTGCTTTCCAGTCCATCTGTAAAATCTTAGGTTCTTTTGGCATTAGTACACCAGATATGTCCATCGCTCATGGTTTGATGAGTGTTCCAAAACATAGGATCTTTATGTGATAGACCACACTTTTGACACTCATTTTTTTTCTTCATATATCAAGTATACACCCATCAGCCCTAAATGTCAAAAAAGATGATATAATAATCTCATGGCAACACCACCAAATTTTGTAGGAGCATACTCTAATGGAGGGTATTACTCATTAGGTCAGATCATCCTTGCAGACGGAAACCCTTACGGAATTGCAGGAGCATATTACATCAGAAGCGGTAACCCAGGCAACCCAGGGTACCCACCAGGAGACACAGGATCATGGAGCATATACAACATGCCTAAAGGTATAGATGGTGCTGGATCTATCTCAGGCTCTGGCGATATCGCTTAATCCTCTGTATTGGTTAATCAATTCTGTCTAAATCTTCAAGACTGTTAATACCATAAAGGCTAATCATTTCTTCAACACTAAACTCTAGGTCAAACTCTTCTTCAGTATCCACCTAAGCACTCATTTCTTGTATGATATAGTCTAATCTTTGTCAAAATTTTGCGGGATGGAGCAAACAACTCTTCCTTACAGCACCCACATTTCATGTGCCATTCCTTAGCAAAGAAGTCATACACAGCACCTTTAGCGTTAGCATACTTGTTGGCTACAAAGGTTTGGAAGGGATCTGGTATATCATAATGCTTAAGCATCTCTCTTCCAATGCAGGTATGATCTAATATAGACTGCGCCATAGGCCACTGCTGCAAATATAAAACCATATTGGTCTGTGACTAGAGCATAGGCTATCCATAAACACTCATTAAATAAAAGAACAAACCAGCCCCAAAGAGTTTTTCTACCTACAAAATAAATACCAGACACGCCAATGCAAGCAAGTACCCAGTGTGCGTAATCAGCAATCCATTGAATCATATATCCAGTATACCTTAAAGTGAAGGTTTAGTCAACTTGCTTTTGCTTCCACTTGGTCTTTACCCAAGTTCCTATTTTGTTAATGTTAACTTTTTCTCTCAAAACTTCTGCAAAGTCAGTGCTTATTTCAGATCCAAGATATTCTTCGCCCGTCTCTAAGTCCGTCAGTTTCCATTTTCCTGGGGCTTTAGTGTGAATAATTAAATCAACTGGCTTATCAAAAGAATCAACTTCTGACCCATCTTTAAGTATTCTTGTTTTCATTTACGATACAAGACCCATAGATAGATGATCTAAGCAGACATCTGCAACAACATAGTCGGAGTGATCCACGACGATATCGTAATGTGTTGCGTCTTTAGGGCAAAAAAAGCACTTAGATTTGTTCATACTTTATTATATCATGCTTAAAGTTCGGCGCAAAATAGAAGTTATAAACCTTCCCATGCCCTAAACGGGCAATAGTGGTTACTATCCTCAGTTTGCCCACTTCTTTAAATTACATAACCCATGGACTGGTCTAACATTTTGCAATGTATCTGAGCCACCTTTTGCAATAGGAACAAGATGATCAATATGCAAACCATGCTCCCAGCCCTTAACCCCACATTTTCGGGGAGACATAAGGTCAATTTCTAAACCACATAGGTAGCAATTAGAACCATATGTAGAGATAACCTGGGATTCTTTATAGTCGTTCGTAATCTTTGCTCTGCGTTTGCGATTCTTAGATCGCTCTCGCTCTCTCACTTTATCAAGGTTTAAAGCACGATACTTGGCAGTTACATGTGCACGATTATTTTTCTGATATCGTAATCTATTATAGATACTTGACGCTTTCAAACACTCAACACATGGTTTAGTCTTATGGTTATGATGTTTGCGATAGCCAGCATATGTGCCACAGTTAGGATATATCATTTTCCCATATCAGAAAACATTTAGTGCACTGTATGCCTGGATCTCTCATATACCAAGTATGATCACAACCCTTTTCTTTGTTTTGAGGTATCCTGTGCTCACCTTTTTTTACCTGTTGTCTAAACTTTCCATTAGGGTCATGAACATGGCATTTACCACTTGTTCGCCACTCTTCTACATAAATAGAGCAGGGAGTACCCTTCTTGGTAGTTGATGTACAGGATCTCATGAAGTCAACCTACATTGGTAGGTAAGAGGCTATAAGGCCTTCTCTGATTGACTTCTGCTCTCTTTCAAACCTTGATATCTTGTGATATGGGTTAGCAGAGATTCTTTTCTTATTTTTTTGTGCTCGCTTTGCCTTGTGCTGGGATACTTTATTATTAGTTTTTCTCATAGTACCAATAGTATCACAATTTGCCACGGTATGTCAAGTATAATAAACCTATGGAATCAGCAGTGCTATACATACTATACAACCCATTATATAAGGCTGTCAAGGTAGGTATATCAGATATCTCAGGAAGAAGGTTTGCAAGCCATAGGACCAAGGGTTGGATATTGATCAAGTATTGGCATTTTTTCGAACGGGATAGGGCAAGAGCAGTAGAAACCCTAGTACTAAGAACACTAAGGGAAAGATATGGACACTTTCTGGATAAGTCGGATATGCCTCAAAGCGGATACACAGAGACCTTTGATGCATCGAAGATAACTCGTAGGGCGTTGATCCGTATGGTCAATAAGGCAATCAAAGAGGTTTGATATCCCCTGGTTTTTAGGATAAGTCTATTTGACTAAACAGGTAAGACATATAAATGGGTCATCATTTGGTTTGATATATAACTGATTGCATTGGGTACATGCTATTCGATAGCCCATAAACTTGCTATAGGATGACTCTAATTTGTTCATTGGATTATTATATCAGATAGTTATCCACAAGTTATCCACAGATTAATCTTACTGATTATATTATTAGACAGTCTAGAAGTGGAGTGAAGTGGAGGATAGTGGAGTATAGAGCGCTTTTATAGATGGCTTCGTAATCCCTAACGGCCAAACCTCCATATCCAAACCTTATATCCCCAAACCTTATACCACATATGCTCGCTATTGTCAAACCATTGTATACAGGGTTTGGGCATTATATACCATGAAACATGGTTTGTCAAGCCCATTTACTGTGCAAAACCTCATATAAAATTTGTTCGAATTTGCTCAGAAAATAAAGAAAACCTTTATAAAAATATATAAAGGTTTGGAAAAGTTTTAGAAATCAGGAAATAATTTATAGTGGTTTGTTATGGTGTATATACTATAGGGGATTGTGGGTTTCATCTTGATCCCCTGGCAAAAAAGGCCTGGTACGGGGAAGAAAAATGCTCCATCGTAATCTTATTTTAAAAAGCCCTGGTACGGGGAAAAATTTTGCCCCTTCGTAATCTTATTTTAGAAGAGCGTTAGTTGTGTATAGACGTTGTCCCCACCTGCGGTGTCCTTAGCAGGATAGTTATTCATTTGCAGCGGGGGAGACTTAGGAAAGAAAGCCTTAAGAGTAACAATAGAGTATAACATACCAGTTAAAGCACCTATGGCTTTATCAAACCCTATAGAGTCATGAGGTTGATCATGTCTAGTAGATTTGTTCTGATACATCTGAGAAAAATGATCTCTTGGCATATCCCAATTATAACACCGAATACAAAGGTTTGACAAATAAGGTTTGATATGGTATAAGGTTTGGTACGGGGAAAAGAATTCGTCCTTCGTAATCTAATTCTGGGGAAAATAAATCGATGATCGTAATCTTATTCTGGAAATGTGGTTTGTCTAATATGTCCGATTTGATATGATTTGACGTCCGACGTCGCATAGCCCCAGGCTTTTGTCAAGCCCAGGGATCAGAGACAAGATAGTTACTCTTTTGTGTCAGGTGGTGTGTTTTCTTTTTTGTTATAGGCATACGCTAAAATAGAACTGAGGTCTTTGTCTTCGATAGAAGAATCAATCTCTTCCTCAGTAATGTTGATTAGTTTTATAAACATGTTAAATGTTTCTAAAATCATCTCTTCTCCAAGTGGGGTAAGGTCTTTAACCAAACCTTGTGCCATCATGTATGCCATTGGACAACCTAGGTCGTTGTACTCCATGAAGGAAGAAAAATCTTCATCCTCACGGAACTCAATCCATAGTTGACCAATCGTTCCTGCTTTATCTGCGAAGTCCATTTACGGGTCCTTTCATCTCTAACATAAGTTTATCATACTCTTCCATAGATGTCAAACTCAAAACCTCTAGTCTGTGATAGTTAATTAAGGGTAGGTTTCTTACTATGTAGTATCCTACTCTTTCTAAATCTACCGCAAAATCTTGGGTTAGGAGTTTTCCTATTTGTTCTGCTAATCGTGTTTCTTTGTTATGAGTTGCCGTTCGTCTAATTGAATAAGCCATAGGTATCTCCTCTAGTCCATTGTATCAAAAAAGTAGGGGGAGCGCAAGCCTACGAAAACCTGCGCTCCACCCTGTTTAGTCTAAGGGACCCATTCCCTAGATCTGCTCAGCCAAAACCTTTGGTATATAAGCATTAATAAATAGTTGCCAGTCAACCTGCAGTTCCTTGCCTGCTTCATAGACCGTTTCTTTAGCCACATCAATAACGACAGTGGTATCACCTAGTTCAAGGTTGCTGCCAGTAATAGCATAAATACCAAACCCTGTCTCATCAAGCACGGAATCTTGCATAAGATAACTAATCACCATACGGTTAAAGTAAGCAACATCGCTCCACCTAGGCTTAGCATGGTTCAGGGCCATTGCTAGGTCCCGCTGCCATTCAGTCTCACCCCAGTGGCTATATAGGACTACATGTGCTTCATCCTCAACATCTTTAAATACAAAGTTAATACGGGCTCCCATTAGTTTTCTTCCTTCCAAGATACAATTGATAATTGGTTTAATATTTCATTGCAGAGATCCGCTTCATTATCTGATTCGGCCTCGTATCTAAATGTCATGTAGTCGCCTGTGGGCTCAAAGATTGTTTCAACTTTCCAACTAGTCATTCTCTACCTCAAATGTTTGGATAGTTAAATCATAGATAATTTCTTTGATTAAATCTTCTTTTGAGTCAGCCCAAGACTCATAGTCAAGTACTGTAAGTGATTGTCCTGTTGGCTCAAAGACAAGGTATAGGTTATATTTAGCCATTATTTGTTTCCATTTCTACTAGGGTCATTTCTTCAATTGTAGCGCATTGTGGGCACTTTAGCAAGTCTGCCTCGTCAAAGGCATCTCTAATTAGATTATCAGGGTCTTCAAACTCAGCGCTGCAGTTCTCACAATAGAACCAGTTATAACTAACTCGTATCTGAATGGTAGTATCAGGAGGGCAGGGGACCTCAGTGATGAAGTATCCTAATCTATTTACAAATCCCCAGCCATTCCAGACATAGGACCCACCGTCGTCACCGTCTCCATACATCCAGATTTTGTCAGGGGATTGAGACTTAACAAACTCAACCTCTTCGCCATATGTTTCAAACATAATGCCACCCTCGCCATTGTCAAATGAGGCATTTGTATCTATATGATTAACGATTGGCTTATAGGTCTCACACCACTCGTCAAAGTCCATTTCGATAAAGTTATCCATTGTTCTTTATCCTGTCACTGATAGCAAAGGCTAGTTGGTATGTAAGGGCATAGACTTCTACAAGAGCGTCCATTCTTCCTTCAGCCCTTGTTCTTTCCATAGAAAGCATTGCGTCTGAGTAGCCACCTTCACGCTCTTCAGCCTCAATCTCAATATAATCATTCTCGGCTTCTAGCATTAGGTTTTTAAGTTCACCATGTAGGATGTCCGTTCCTGACTCTCCCATATCAATTAGTTTCTGTAGTCTTGGCTCTAGGGTAGTGTTCATCATTGTTCTATTGTACCCTCCAGCACTGACAAAAAGTGGTAGCAGGCAATCATCTGTCCGTTAATGGAAATATCTTCTATCTCTAAATCCTTATACTCATCTGAGTCATAGTCATCATAGAATCCCATTTGTTTTTGTAGTTCCTCAGAGTCTTGCTCCAAGGATAGCAGGTGCAGTTTGATATATTCGTGAAATGTGTTTAGGTCCATATATCAATTATACGGGTTCGAGTCGATTTTGACAACTGTACGGGGTGTGACCTTGCTCACATCTGTGATGATCGGTTGATAGGCTTCTTCATAACTAATATAGTTTAACATCCTACCACAAGGGCATTTCATTTCCACAACTCCCAGGGGAAAGCCAAAGTCATCCCTAGCAGTAAACTCAACCAGGGCATCACATTCATCAGGATCACAAACAAAAGTATATCTACTCCACATTAGTCAAAGTACCCTTCTGCCCATAGTCCGTCAAGGAATTCTGTTGCCTTATATAGGTTGTCGTGTAACCAGGGGTCGTTGTTAAAATCAACGGTAGTTATAACAGAATGAATAGCCATAGACATATTGTCTAGATCTTCCTTAGTATAACCTAGCATTATGCCACCATTTCTGTAAGAGTTAGCCAAGTAGTGCAATACTTGCAGTGGTCCATTTTTAGAGGGGACACAACAGAGTGAGTACTATCAATAATTTCCTCAATCTTATCTAATACATCATCCAGGGTCATTCTCCTACCTCAATTCCTGCATAGTGGGCAATAGTATTTAGTGTAGTGTGGATATGGCAGTCGCAAGCATCTCCCCCCATATTTTCTTCAAACTCTAGGTGAGAGTAATTGCTTTCATATATTTCGTTTATCAGGTCGTCTATTGTATTTAGGGTCATAGATTAATTATAGCGCAGAGGTCTGACAAATGCAAACTTTGGGGAAAAATTTTTGCCTATCGTAAAGAAATTCTGGGAAAAATATCACCCTATCGTAAAGTTATCCTATTAAAAATGTTATGTGATGTAGGTCACAGGCGACGTCGCAAATTTTTATACATTGCGTTGCATATTTATTTACTTGCGATCCGTATGGGACTTGAACCCATGACCTCCACCGTGACAGGGTGGCGAACTAACCAACTATTCTAACGGACCATGTGAGCAGTTTTTGCATCCACTTGCTCAGGTGGCATTTATTTATTTTTTTTATTATGCGTTTGTTAGTTCACGCACAATTTTTAGTAAGCGATTCTTTTCTGCGTTGATAGCAGGGTCAAATCCGCTTGCGCTTGCAAGGATAGATTCGTTAGAACCACCACGAGCAGAACGGTGCCAATCTAAACGCTCTGTTAGTGCATTGAAAGCACCCCATGCGTTACCAGCAATCATTCCATTAAACTCGCCTGTGTAGATGTCGTTAATAACATCAACCTTGTTTTCCCACTTCTTGAAAGCACCCTTAGAATCCTTTTCAGGCTTTGGGTATGCAGCAAGAATAATGTCGTTAAACATTTGTGCAGAAACCTCTTGTTGAATCATAGCATTAGCCATAAGGTCAAAAGAGTCCATGTACTTATGAGCAAGACCAAGAGTTTCACGAGCAACCGCAACCTTACCGCTTGCAGTTTGTGTGTGACGAATCTTGAATGATTGCTTTACGCCACCCTTTTTACGGGTAGTGTTAAGTGCAAGATTGAGAGTGTTAGCGCACACAACACGAACAGGTGTAATGCTTGCTTGAATAGCGATTGAGCCATCATGTGATGTGTTGATGAGCAAATAAGTTTTTACCTTGTCTGCAACACCATTAGGGTCAAGAATTGTTTCACGCTCTAGTGCTAACGCACCGAATACGACACGACCACCCTTAATTGAGCCAGCCGTTTCCCAACGACCACCACCATCAAGAATGTTATCACCGAATGAAAATAAATCCTCATTCTGCATTACATGGTAACGCTCACCAACGACACCAAGAATGTCGGTCTGAGAGTTATCTGTTGGGTTAGTGCGAAGAACATACTGATAGTTCTTATCGCTTGTGAGATGTGTAGGGGTTTCCAAATCCTCAAGACGAACATTCCAATTAGAAAGGTTAGCCAAATCTAACATTTCTTTTGTGGTTTTTTCCTCTGTGAATACGGTACCCAATCCATGCCAAGCAGGTTCACGAAATGAGGCAAAACTTGCTACGCCATTTTGTGTTTCTAGTTCATGTGCCATGAGTTTTCTCCTTTTTGTTGTTGTTAATTTAAGTATACACCTACCCACCGACAAATGCAAATCGATCTAGTTAGACATGGGATAAAACGGACATTTCGTAAAAGATCACCCCTAGCCTACGGCGTGTCGATTTGACAATGACTGGTCGGCGGGACGTCGGAAAATTTTGAGGGAATTGAAAGTGAGCAGTTTTTAAACATGCTCAGGTTTATTAGTAGCCCCCTACTAAATATCTACTCTGTCAATGGATGATGATAGCCATGAGATATTGTCTGAGTTATATTGCACTGTGTCAAAATCAATATCGTGAATTGCATTAGTTGCTTCTTCTTCATTACGAGCATTGACTGTAACTGAGTACATAACTGTAACTTCAACTTCAAATTCCTTTGATAGTTCAAATCCACAGATGTCTGCAATTTCTTGACCTTCGGATTCGTTTAAGGTACCGCAGTTAATTGCTTCCAAGGTCCACTCTTGCATTGCTTCAACGATACGATTCTTATCTGCAGATTCTGCATATGAACGCTGAGTTACTTTCTGAATGTGCTCTTCTAATTGCTGAATGCGTTCTTTGTTTGCCACTAAAGTTGTTTCCAAAAACTCTCGTGTCATGTAGTGATTGTCTATTACTGGTTGGTCCATAAGGGCTACCTCTTTCTGTTTGTTGGTTAATTTAATTATACTAGGTACCACTGACATTTGTCAAGGACCCTTGTGGGGAGCCTTTTGGGATCATGCTCAGGATGTCTGCGTCTTTAGGTCGGCAGTAACCTTGCTCTATAGTATTTCTATTATCGCCCTAATCAGCCTGGCGAAAGTTAGGTGGGGCTTTTACACCCCACCCAATTTCATTTAGAGGTAACGAGCAACCGCATTGTAAGTGCTTGTGCTAACTACTTCCTCATCTGTCATCTTTAGAATACGAATAGCGTTAGAGATTTCCTCTTTCTGCTCACGATAGGAATAGATAGAGATTGACTCAAAATCCTTTTCAGGCTCTTTAGGCAAATCCTTTTCTGATACTGTTAGGTCGAAGTCAATGTTTAACTGATTGTTCCAAGAACGATAGTTAGTGCGGAAGTTTTCTGCCTTCTTGATGTTAGCGATTGCATACTCACTAACTTCCTTTTTCCACTTCTCATAAGCCTTCTGATGCTTTGCTTCGTTTGCTTCTTGTGATGCGTAGTCTGCTTCTAACTTTGCTAGTGCAGTTTCTAGTGCCTTGATTACTTTAGGTGTTGCTATCTTTACTGAGATTGCTTTCTGTCGTGCCATTGGGTTTTCTCTTTTCTTTTTGTGGGTTAGTTTCTATTATAGCGTGGGGGTCTGACATTTTGGTGAGCCTTTTTGTATCTTGCTCAGGATAGTTCCTGCCCCTTATTTAGAGTCGCTGTACATTGGCGACTTAGTAACTAGATTACTTTGCTGTCCAAGTTGTCCAGCGAGTATTTCCATTTACATCTAACTTAACACGAACTGTGTCGCCTGTCTTGCTAGGTGCGATTTCCAAGATTGTTCCTGTAACCTTTGACTTCTGTGAAGTGTATAGGTCGCCTACCTTGTATGTTGCGGTTGCTACTGTCATTTTGTTTCTCCTTTTGTTAGGTTGGTTTTGCTTATGTATTAAGTATAGCAAAAAATCTAAGAAATAACAAATCCATTTCCAAATAATCTCAAAATGTGAGACATTATCTATGTGATTTGCGTCACTAGGTTTTCTGCGTATAATACAATTTTAGCAGAAAAATCTCAAAAATACAAATCCTGCCTCAAATTCTGGGGGTGATAAACATCACATCGTAAACCCCTGCGTGTCTGTGCGTGTCTGACTTGACAAATGACTGGTCAGCCGACGTCCCGTTTTTTCAGGGGATCAGCCACTGCCTCCCAAAATAGAAATCATTACTATTAGTATCATTAGTACATATAGCCATGCACTCATTTATTTTTTACTCGCAGAGAATATGATATCACTCTTAGAGTATACACAAAGTGAGCAAGAAACGCAAGCGCTACCAGCAGTTGAGATAAGTGGAATTTGTTTATTATTCTCAGGACACTTAGCAGCAGGTCGTCCAGTCATTTCTTTTACATCGGCTTGACCAATAGCAAAATTCTTAGCAAGGTATGCCATGCGTACGCCACTATTAATTTTTAGGTCTACCGCTGTTTTTACATTCTCGCTATCTGCAGAGAAATATAATGATAGATTAGATACATCCTTAAGAATAAGAGCAGCAGACTTTACACGAGTGTAAACCCAGAATTGAATATCAGGGTGCTTATCAATAACTACTTTCCATGCATATGTATAAGTATCGTTAAAGAAATCTCCGTCCCAGTGGATACGGAATAGCATGGGTGCGTCTTTCTTTTTGCAGTCATTCTTGAAATCAATAATCATCTCATTAATCAAGCGGACCATGGTTTCTCCGTCTGCGTCTTTAAGAAGATCCCAATTGTGTAATAGGTTAGCCTTTACACCCTTGAAGAGTTTTTCAAGTTTTCCTGCGTAGCAAACACTTTCACAAACACTAGTGGCACCAGGGCACGAGAAAGCCTTTCCAGCAGGTAGACCAAAGGTATTTGCGATTGCGGCTTGTTTTCCATTTTTTGTGACAAGATTAGCCACCTTTCTATCGTTAGAGCGTTTTAGTTTAAGTGTATTAGTAGTCAAGGCCAAGACTCATTTCTAGAGCAATGTCTTCGTTATAAGTATATGACATTTCTTCGAGAAGGCAATGAGTGCACTTATCTTCATATGCGTCAACGGCATTTTCTTTACATGAAGGGCACACTGTTGCATAGTACTCATCAAGAATTTCATCATTTTCGTAGGTCATGGGCTATTCTCCTTTTTGTTGATATTTTAATTGTATCAGTTCGGACTGACATTTCTTTCGATTGTAAGCCTTTTTAGAAGGTACGGCAGAGGCAGCGTTGCTACGGCGTAGTTCCATAAGCCTGCGTAGTTCCTCATCTGTTTTCTTCATATAACAATATTAACACACATCTACTAAAAATGTCAAATCTGAATCGTGTGATTAAAATCACAAAAAATTTTCCCCGCCCAGGATCGGGGAAAAGAAAAATAGCCTTCTTAAAGATATTTTATATAGGTTACTGGTGAGTAGGGCATAGTTATCCACAGGTTATCCCCAGACACACCCGAACGCGACGTCCAAAATTTGCAGATTTTTAGATCTGCAAAATTGGTTTTATTCTTTTTCGATTTCTTCTAACAATTCCCAAAGTATTGGTTCTAATTCTTTAGAAACTAAATCTAATTTTTCTTGTAGTGTTTTCATTACTGAACCAACCCTTCGAACCATTGAGAAAATCCACCTGTGAAAAATACTTCTTCACCTTTAGAATTAGTGAGTGTTGCGATTACATACTCAGTTTCATCATTAACCTCAAGAATCTCTTTTACAAGATAATTTTGGTCATTGGAAATAAACAGTTTTCCAACAGTGATTTTATTTATTATTGATAGTGACATTAGTTTTCTACTTTCTTTAGTTCATGATTATTATTAAGGGGGCGATTGTTATTGGAGAACATGGCTTCAATAACCGCTTTATCTTTTATTGATTGAGCAATTCTTTTTTCTTGTTGCTCTTTTAGTATTCTGTTATAAGTATCCATTTATTCATTACCTTTCTTTTATTAGCAATAGCAGTATTCGTTATCGCAATCGCATGAGCGTTGCTCAATACCATCAAAATCTTTTAATTCATTGTTAGTCATTTTTGACCCTTTCTAGTTCAGAAACCTTTTCTGACTTTCTTTATACTGTAAGTCTAGCATGGGGGACTGACAAATAGCCAGCGTGTCGCATGGTCTGACTAGTCAAAGAATTGTGATAAGCGTCACACAGGTTATCCACAGGTTATCCACAGGCGACGTCGATTTTTTTATGCGGGGAAGTGCATAAAAATTATTCCTCTTGCTCTATAAAAACATAAAGAGGAATTGTATCAGTGTAACTATACTGCGTTACTTCTTTTTCTCCAAATTCATTTTCTGTTTGTACATCATAGTTATCGCCAGTGGAATCACTTTCAATAAAAAGAATTTCAACAATGTCATCTCCAATTTTTATTAAATCGCCTAGCATTAGTTGATCTGGCTGCAAGTTATCAGCGTGTATTAAATCCATAGCAATCATTGTATCAGACATTTTATTCCTCATCTTCAAATTCATTTACTGGGTCAATAAACCAAGATAGGTGGTGTTGGTCTACAATTGCGTGTGCTGGTGCATGACTCATGCCCTTATAGAATACGCCTTCGGGCATAGCAATAAATCGGTCATAGTCCTCATCATAGTATGCATCAATTGCTTCGATGCAAGGTTGCACCATGCTTAGCGGTACTGGAGGATAGTGATTACCCTGTAAGTGATACGCTAATTGCGTTTCTAAATCTAATACTGAGTCTGCTAATCCAATTGCTGTAACACTTCCCATTTACTTACCTCCTACAATTCCACTGCGATACAAAATCTTTGTATGCATTTTGCCACTAGGCTCTGATAAATTTATTGTACGGAATTCATTAGCAAATCCGTGGTCAATAAATCTCTGATAAACTTCAACGGCAGATAAAGCATCTGAGTAGCGACCAATCCAATTAGGCTTAGCCTCTCCGTCATTAGTAGTAGTTACTGAGTATAGGTATTCGTTCATTAGTTATTCTCCTTATAGTTTTCGTTCATGATACTTTCAGCATACCATGCACAGTATTCATTTTCAAGCGACACGCCTTTATTGCAATCGCAAAATTCTGAGTCATACTCACCCGATGAGTTTCCCCAAAAAATTACGCCTTCATCATGGCAATCAACACAATCAACCAAAAATTCGATTAAGTTTCCCATTTATTTATTCTCCAATTCTTACTGATAGAATACGATAAGTATCCTTTAGATTAAATACTGAAGGATAGTGTGGGCGAACCTGAACACGATAACTTTCTAAACCTGCGCCATAAAAGACATCAGACTTTTCTGCATCTATAATTTCGCCTGTTAAAGTGCGTGACTTATAAGTTTTTCCTACAAGTAGGTTTTCTATTGTATAGACATTTGCTGACATTTGCCAACCTCTTTCTTTTTGTTATTAAATCTATCCTACCATTAGGGTCTGACAAATCTTTGTTATTTATTTTTCTTACTATGTAAGTTTAGCCTATTAACCATAAATTATCAAGTTACTAGCGAGTAAATCCAAATAGTGAGACGCTCAGCCTATGTGATAAATCTCACAGCGTGGCGACACGCCCGAACGCGACGTCCCGTTTTTCTACTCTTTTACAAATAAATAAAATCCGCTTGCTAAACAGATCATTGAAAACCAAAAGAGTGCATTTCCATTTACAAAAAAGTCAATCATTTAGTTTTCCTCTTTTTCTTTTAGTATTCCAAGAATTAACTCTAATTGTTTTGCAGTTAGCAATCCTTGAGCGCAACCCCAAGAAAATGCTAAATCCATTTCACCATAGTGTTTTTTTGCAAGAGTGTTAATTTCTTGCGCTATCTCAAAGTTAGTTTTCATCTATTTCTCCTTTCATTTCTCTATAGTCAATAACATGAAAGTCTAATTGTCTCTCAAGTGGCATAGCCTTTAGCCATGATAGTGCAGACTCAAAATCATCTGCTTCGACATCAACGAATAACTCAAAATTAAAAATAGCCATTTAGTTATTCTCCTTTCTTGTATAGAAAATCCCAAGCCTTACGGCATAGAATAATTGACTTGCAGTTATCGCAACAGATAACACCATGAGGGTTTAGGTCAAGGTCATAGATGTCTATGCTAGTGCTAACCGCACCGCATACTGATTTGATTGGTACAAATGTGCTCATTTGTATTCTCCTTTTTTTATTAGTTCATCTAGCATTTTTGCTAGTGGGTCTATCTGCTCGTCTGCAAGATAGTTATTTAATTCTAATTGTTTTACGAAGTCTATCATTGAGATACCTTCCAATCTGACCACATAGGTAGTCGTTCTGGGTCGGTATCGTTATACCAACGCTCAATGTTCTGCTCACAATTTTGGCAGAAGGTAAATTGCTCATCACCGATTTCGGAGATAGCAGATTTCATAGGGTTATGCTCAACGCATTTTGTTAATGTAGTCATTTTAGACCACCTTTCTTTAAGGGATTTCTTTACCCTTATTTTTCTTTATACTGTAAGTGTAGCATGGGGGTCTGACATCTACTGACCAGTAATGCCACAAATCGGACATTTTGAAATGTGATACAGGTCATGTGGATAACTTACGCTCAATTTTGAGTGTGATCTGCGTCATGTGGACGACACGCCCGACAGCGACGTCCCAAAATTTTGAGTGTGGAGCAGTTTTAAATCATGCTCAGGATTTTTTTATTATGAATTACTATTTGCTAAATCATTTACACCACACGCAATTTTAAAAGTCATTGGGTTAAAGCGTGGGTTATCTGATAAAAACATGTCTGAAAAATCATAGATTAAATCTTCAAAAGTAAATTGGTCAATTAACTCTGAATAACTTTTTAGAATTTCAGCAGTTGCTACATAGTCTTTACGAGTCATCATTATTCGACCACCTTTAGAATTGCATAAGTGCCTCGCTCATTTATTTCATCAAGGACAGGACCGATTGCAGGCACAAGAAAATCTTTTAGCATTCCCTCAAGCATGGCAACCAAATCTGCATGAGGGATAGCGAGGGCCTGTTGTGCTACTGGGTGAGTTTCATCGAACTCTGTTACGAACTTTAGTGAGTGTTCTACTTTAGTCATTTATTTTATTTCCTATTCTTTAGTTTGATTTTGAGGGTGTAAGAGTGCCACGAAGTGTGCCACTAATTCCGAGAGTGTCGCAAGCAACCTTTACTGCAACGCCAACAGGTAACTGTGTTGGATAAGTTGAGATGAATTGAGCAACCGCACCTTTTGAGGCAAGGTTGATTTTTTTGGTAGAACCATTAAAGGTTTCTAGTGTTATAGTGTAAGTCATTTATAGACTTCCTTTCGTTAAGTTGATAAGACTATCTTATCATGGGGGGCTGACATTTTTGCCACTTATTTGCTAAGGCTCACTGTGATACTGGTCACATTTATTTGCTTAGGCTCATTGGCTAAACTGTCATTATTTAATTGTTATAGTAGTAATACTAGCAGATAAAAGTCAAAAAGTCAAGTTTAGACACGCACAAAACGGACATTTTTGATGTGATTTACATCATACGAACATCTGTTCGAAACGACGTCCCAAAAATCGCAGATTTTTTATTTCTGCGATCTTGGTTTTTATTCGTTTTCTAAATAAGATTCAAAATCATTTAAGAAAACACGATAAGCAATTGGGTCGCATTCTTTTAGAATGTCGGCAGGATAAAATAAAATTCCTGCAATCATTACTGGGTCATGCGAATCATTTAGGTATTCGTTAAATTGCTCTTGCAATTCTTGTTCTAATTCATAGTCAGTTTTCATTTATTTGTTTCTTTCTTTAGTAAGGATAGGGCAATTGCAAGGCTTTCCTTGCGTTGCGCTTCTACAAGCGCCTTGTATTCATCTAGTGTCATTTATTTAACGACCTTTCTTTTTAGTTAGTTTTGTTTTTCTCTAATTACTTAGAGAGAGCGACCACATTGTGAGTGGTAGCAAGTACGACCATAAGAGTCGCCATTTGTTGTACAAATGTCATGAATTGTAGCGGGGGCGAGTATTACCTGACCGCATTGGCATAAGTTCATCATGCCTTTAGGGTAGTCGCTAAGTGTAGCGAACCCTTGTCCAAATAGTGAGTTAGTCATTGACTATCTCCTTTCTTGTTAAAGACCTTCTTTAACTTTCTTTATACTAGTAAGTATAACAGGGGGGTCTGACATTTTGGGGTGTTTTTCGGGCGTGTCGGAAAAGTATTTTTGTGATAAGCATCACATTAGTTATACACAGGTTATCCACAGGGGACGTCCCCATATACCCCCTATATATACCCCCCCTATATACACCCCCCTATATGGGCGTATACGCCTAAGACTGGTCATGTGCATATGCACCTAAGATCAGTCATGTACCTATGCACCCAAGACTGGTCATTTAGACGTCCCGTGTGATGCATATCACATGCGACACGCCGTGTTATAACTTGACTTTTAGTGGTAGATGTGTTATTATACTAGTATAAGAAAAATTAAATAGAGATAAAAGGTTATGAGCCTAGCAAATAAGATAACGAATTGTTATATGAGCCTAGCGAATAAGTGACCTAAATCACATAGTACACGCTCCACATAGTGAGACTACTGGTGAGTATACTAGACAGTATGACATTTATCTGTTACACTTACATAGTAAGAAAAATTAAATAAAGATAAATCCTAGTGAGCCTTTGAGCCTACCAAATAAACCTAGCAATAGGGTGAGCGTAGCAAATAAAAAGCAAATAACCTAGGCAAGGAAAAAGGGTATCAAATAGATACCATAGAAAAAAAGAAAGGTGGTCATTAAATGACTACATTAAGTAACTACGATAACATCGAGGTAGGCGATACCATTACCCTACCTAATTGCATGAACCTTGTTAAGTCGGGGGTAGTGTTAAAGATTAGAAAATGGAATGGTAGCGCTATGCGTGTTATCTGTACCAATGGTGCTATTTTTGAGTTAAATCGCCATAAGCGCGACTTTATCCTAACTAGAGAGGAAAATAACTAATGAGCCTACCTATGATCATCCTAGCCTTGTCAGTGCTATGCACTATAATTGTACTTATCCCAACAGTACTAGATAAGGATAGTGAATACTAATGCACTTATACTTATGCTCCTCATGCAATACCCTAGCAATAGTTACGCAAAAAGGAAAACAAATAACAATCAACCCCTGCTCATGCACTAAAGAAAAGAGATAAATAAATGAACACAAATACATGCAAGGTAATTAACTGCGACTCAACAGAGTTGGTTTATAGCGGTACAGATGCCTTTATGCTAGG